CTAAAAAAGTAATTTTTTCTTGATAATCGGGCTTTTCATCCTCTATTTGCACTTTTTCGGCTATTTTATCTGCCATAATACGCTTTTATTTACAATAATAGAGATAATTATAGATTAAAGCAATGCCAGAGGTACAAGCCGCATTAATAGGAGCTGCAATCACAGCCGTAGCAATGACTTTATCTAATATGAGTAACAAAAGAGAAAGAGATATTAGAGATATTTATTTTAGACTTAATAAATTAAGTGAAACTGTAAGTCGCTTAGAAGGCAAGATTCAATAATGTTTGGTATGTTTGAAAAAGAACACATAAACAAATTATGTCCAAAATACTTAAACCTCTATTATTAAAATTACTTTCCTCAACTTCATGGCGAAAATTGGTAATTTTATTATTAGAAGAGGCGGTTAAACTCACAGATAATGACATTGATGACGAGGTAGTTCAATTAGTAAAAGCTAAATTATTTCCAGTAAAATGAACCCAGAAAAATTTCTTAATATAGAAATTGAACCAGCACCTCCAGAACTTCAGCTTTCAGTTGAAATGAGGTGTAGAGAAATTATGAAAAGTGATGAATACGATAATATCAAGAGATATTGTACTCATCTTATAAGACATCAAATGAAACAAGATGTATTTCTTGCATCTTTACTTGGTCGGCTTGTAGAACTTGAAGCGATAGTTACAATACAGGAAATGAAAGACACTAAAAAAATTAAAAAGAAAAAATATAAAATTAAAAAAACTTTATTTGATAGATTTAAGACTATGTTGAGCGTGTTCAGATAATCTTCCATCCTCCCAAAAAACTCTGTAATAATACTGAGCAACTCCAAGCTTGTTTTTTCTTATAAGAGCTTCTTTAACTGTTCCAATATATTGTTTATATTTACTAGCAGAATATCTAATATTATGGTTTCTTATCACAGATTGATTAATTTTGAATTTTTGTCCTATTGGCATTTTGAATTTTCGTAAGCTTTAATTTCCTTTATTGAAAAATCTTTTACCTGTAGTTTTGGTATCTTATTGATTTCATAGTTATGTTTAACAATAGCAGTCCTGATATGGTCATTGATCCAGTTCCCATCATTTACTGTTAGGTCTGCTCTTGAATCTTTAGTAATATATATTTTATGATCAACTCCACGAAGTTCAACATCAAGTAATAATCTTACTAAATTTTTTCTTCTGTTTTCTTGCAAAAATTTTAATTTTTTCGCAGATGAATGTTCCTCTCGTTTCATTTTAATTCTAAAGTTATATCAATCCAAGTTGGTTGTGGTTTTGTTCCAGGTATTTGATTATAAAAAGGATTATTAATATATTCATAAGTTTTTTTTCCATCATAAAAAATTCTTCCAATATATGGATTTTCAGGAAATTTAGTTTTTTTCATTTAATTAAATTACTATATTAATTTTATTGCCTAATTCATTCATAATTATTTTTATATCTTCTTTATTAAGATTTCTAAAAACTTCATATTTTAAAACTCTTTTTTCTTTAAACATTTTATGTAATTTCCTTTCTAATTTTTTAAAGTCACTTCTACGTGGACTTACTGCTAGTATTTTATCTGGACATTGTTCTTTAATTCTTACTTTAATTCTAGTAGCTGTAGCTCTACCAATTTTGTGATAACCTTGACTTTCAACAAAATAAACATGGCCTAACTCTCTAAGATTTTTGGGTCCTTTATAATTTTTTGGAGGAGTCCAGGCATTTTCCCACCCTTGCTCAAGTGCTTCGTCTTGCCAAACTTTTCTACCCCGAACATATTTAACAAAACCTTTTTTGATAAGCCATAATTCAGCTTCAAAATCGCTTGAAATTTTATATTGAATTTCACCGCCAATAGATATGTTTGTTTTAGTAAAAACTAAACCATATTCTTTATAAATTTCATCTTCTGACATTCCAAAAAACTTTTCATGTTTTGGTCTTGTATCAGTTTCAAAAGTACTTGGAAAAGTAGATATAGTACCGCTTCCAGTATTAGAAACGGTCATATTATGTTTATTAAAAGTAATATTTGGAATAGTTATTCTATTCATTTGAATTAAATTTAGTTTTTAAATATTCAATTTCAATAGCTTTTTTATTTTGTAAATAATCATTTTCAGTCATAGTTGATTCTATTAACCACCGATCATTTAATTGTGACATAGCCATTTCATATTCTTTTTGATTCAAAATGGTATATCCTCTGATTCGTGTAATTCAATTTTTCTAGGATTTATAGTACCAAAACATGAATCTTCATCTTCTTCATAAGTACTTTTTCTACCCATTCCGTTAATAAAAATTCCTTCTACTTCTTCAGACTGACCAGTTTCCATGTTACGTACTTTTCCAGTTTTCCAATCACCCTCACTTTTTGCATTTTGTAAGTGAGTGCACCATTCATCTATAGTACTTTTTGGAACAAAAATTCTTAATTGTTTTGGAAATTTTTCTTTACTGTTTGGATAGGGATTATCTCTAACTGAAAAATTTACTGGAATTGAAAGTGCAGGGTTAAATTGTTTGTAAGCCATAATTTAAAAAGAATTAATTGGAGTAATGTTGTTAGTTTCTTCCCAAGCTAAAACTTGATGAAGTTCGTATCTGACTCGAGGATCACCTATAGCCAAATGATTTTTTTTTAATTCGTACCATATAGGACCGGTTTTTTTTCCGGCTTTAGTTTTATCCCTCCAACTTTTAATTGTTGAAGGTTTTAAACCATATCTATAAGCTAAATCTTTAGTAGTTAAATATAATTTATCAGTCATTATTTTGTTAATTCAGTATATTTTTTTTCTAATAAATCTAATAATTTACGATATTCAGCATCATTAATTTTTCCTTCGTTTAATCTATCTCCTATGCTGTTACTCATTGAATCAAGTTTATTTAATACAGTACATTGAGCAATAGCATCTTGAGCTAAAACAAAAGTAGTAGATTTTTGACTTACAGGTGCTTTTGACTCTTCTTTTTTAGCTTTTTCTTTTTTAGGCTTTTCCTCTTCTATTTCCATATTATTATCCATATCAGTTTCAAGACCAAGAATTAATTTAATACTATATCTTCTTTGATAGGTTACAGAACCACCCCAAACATGAGCTTCATTTTTCTTTTGTAAATCTCGTGGTGGTAAAAATAAAGGCAATTCACTTACTTCTTCATGTCCTTCTTTATGAACTAATTTAGTTTTTATCAAAGTTTCACCTGTTGGCGTATAACCAAAAAGTTGAGATAAATGAAAACCATTGTTATGTAAAACAGGTTGTATTAAAGAAAGCATTTGTTCAAGTGGTAAATAATCATATCCAAATGCACCTTGATTTACATGTTTAGATTTTCCTAAAGTAGGAAATTCTTTTTGTGCTTTTTGTAGTGCTTTTATAAAAGCTATTTTAGGATTAGTTTCAGTCATTTTTTAAATGCCCAATAAGGTATGCTAATTGTTTTTATTCCTTCATTTGGTTTGTTATAGCCAGGCCAAATTCCGGATTTTACATAAGACTTTATTCTTTTTAACGATTCTTTTTGTAAACGTAAACCTTCTTCAATTGTTTCAGAGTCTAGTTCATATATACCAATATTAAATGGATAAACTTTTTCAATAGCTACAAAAACAAATTTATTTAAATTTATGCCTTCACAATAATGTGCGCATTGTACGTGATATAAGAAATTTGCAACTGCACGTGAAAAGTTATCTTGATGGGCTCCTCCTTCAGCAGTTGTTTTTAAATCAATAATAGTATCACCATTAATCCAATCAGCTCTACATTTAAGAGGTAAATTAGTTTCTTCGTGATCCCAAAAAAAACTTTGTTCTGGTGCACCTTTTGAAAAAAGTTCCGAAGCTATTGGGTGATTAGCTATAGCGTCGCATATATCATTACAAAGAATTTTTTCTTCAAATGAAATAGCTTCAATACCTTTTTTTTCTAATTCAATAATTTTTTCTTTACCTTCTTTAGTCCTTTTATTTTCAATTACTTGATAACAAGAGTTAAATTCAGTAGGTTCTAAAACCGCTTTATGAAGCATTGAACCTAATTTAAGTGCGGTTGTTGGTGGTTTAGGCCTTGTATTAGGATTATGTTTTTGATCCCATAAAGTAAAACCATTAGTTTTTATTTCTAGCTTTATATCGCTAGCAGAATAATCACTTGATGATCTATATAATTTTTCATTAATAAAATCATCTTTAAATAAAGCATTAGTCATGCATAAACCTCAATTTTTTTTGTTCTAAGACCTTGCACATAAACTTTAGTAAGTTCATCACAAGGAAAATCTAAACTAAATAATTTTCTATATATCTCTAATATTTCTACTAAAGATTCTTGTGATAATTCATCTAAAGCAACCCATTCTTCAACAATAGAATCGTTAAAAGAATCTGGTTCTTCATCACACAAAATAGGACAAGCCATTAAAAAATTATTACTTAAATAAAAATAATGATCTTTTAATTCATTAGTTGTACCTTCTATAGCTTTAACTGTTTTCATTTTGATAAATATTCACAAGCTGTTTGTATTCCATTAGCACAATGAATTTGAGTGCTTTTATCTAAAGAAGATGAAATGGAAGTAAAAAGCAGCCCTGAGGCTGCTAATAGCATAAATAAATTCTGCATTATTTTAAAGAATTAAGATTACATGTTTCAAACCACATATCTCTTTCAATAGGTAGTTTTAATGGACCTCTACATTTTTTTATTTCATCAATTGTGAAATAGCCAAACTCTTTTTCAAATCCGTCAACTAAGCCCCAACACATACCATTTTTAGGGTTGTATTCAGCAACATACCAAGTCCAATTTGAATCAGGTGTAAACCATTTAACAATAGCTTGGGGTTCCTCTTTAGATTTAATTGAATGACCGAGAGGAGGTAACTTTTTTAAAAGTTCTTTTGTTAATAATTTCATGCGGGTGAAATAACTATTTATATTATGTCTTGATATTTAATAACTGTAAATAGCCATGCAAAGATTGCTACGATTACATAGTATTAGAGCTATTGACAGCTACTTATATAAATTTACAGCGTATAATATATATATAACCCGCAAGTTATTTCAATGAATTTAAACAAAGAACAAATTCAATACGTCATCAATCTTTTACAAGTTGATGCTCAACAAGTTTTAAATTTTAAACTTGATCGTCTTCAAGAAAATGCAGACACTACACAACAAGATGAATTTTTAAAATTCAATAAAGCAATCAATGATGAATTTGATTACTTATTAAACGATATCAAGAGAAACGGTTTTTAATCGTTTCTTTTTTATTTTTATAAACAAATGAACTTTACTATTGAAGAATTAGAACATCTTTGTTTTGTTACTAGAGTTGATTTAAATGGAACTAAAGCAACTTTGCAAGACATCAAAGATTGTATTAAACATTGCAGAAGAAGAAAAGAACCAAAACATCTTATTGATTCTCATGTTTCTTTCAGAGATTCTTTAAAACAAAGAATTAAAAAAGAACAAGCTTTATTAACAAAACTAGAAAACCAATTTTTTTCACAAGGAGGAACTTTCGAATAATGTATATTTCAACAACTAAAAAGAAAGGAAACTTTGATGGCGACAAAAAAGGCCACGAATTAATTCAATTAATTATTGATATGCAATGGGATTATGATCGCCTTTCTTCTAGTGGACAAGAAACACTAGATAAAATCTATAAAATCTTAAATACTCCTAACAAATGAATTACAACAAAAACGTTCACTGTCTTACTTTTCCATCTACTAAAAAGTTAAGAGATTTAGCTAAAGCAACACTTGAAGCTAAAGAATTTAAAGTTGCTTATGAAGATAAGTACACTAACAAAAAATCTTTTTGGCTAGTTAAAGATGAAGGAATTTATGTAATGAGTTGCTATAAAGGTGAAAAATTTATAGTAGCTTTTGCTAGAGGATATAATCCTAAAACTTTAGATAGAAATGAAGTTTGGCATAAAGCAAATGATGTAAGTAGAGATGATTTTGCTGAAAACATTCTTTTAAATGAAACTATGCTTAAAAATTTAATTAAAGGACAAAACTTACACATTCATATGAATGATGAAGAAATTAAAACTATGGTTTGGGGTTAGTAATGTCAAAACTTACTTTTTCAATCAATCTTAATAACGATATGTTTTATGAAGATGCTGCACCTGAAATTAGCAGAATCTTTAAAGACTTATCAAATTTCGCTAAAGAAACTACTATTTGTAGTTATAACCTTCCATTATCTAAGCCTATTAAAGATACTAATGGAAACAAAGTTGGCTATTTAAAAATTACTAAATAAAAATTATGAAAGCTGGACACTACTTAAATCGTGCTGAAAAAGCATATGAAATTCTAAACAAATTCCACACTAAAATGTTTGAATTAGGTGGAGAAGAATCAGAACATTGGTGTGATGAATTAAACCATTGGGAAAGAATCTTAAGACAAGCAATTACTTGGGGAAAAGATTCAGAAGAATTTCAAATTCTTGAAAAACATGATGATAAAATTCAAGCAACTAATGAATTTATAGAAGGTCTTGAAGAACAAATAAAGTATCTTAAAGATCAAATTAAAAATTCAAAACAACGTAAAGTTAATTTAATTAAACAAAAAGAAGATTTATTAGTTGAATTTAATGTTGACCATAAAAATATAGAGAAAAGATTAAGTCAATCTTATCCTGAATTTACTTAAATAAATTTGCTATTCTTAGTTTAGTCGAATCCTTTTAAGGATAAAATACCTTATTATTGTTGTTCCAAGAAGCAATAAAGGGAAAGACTTACTTTTGCGGGTGGTGTCTATTCGACTAACTTTTCACTGGCATTATTAAAATTTGTGCTCCAGGTTCTTCGTGTTTTTCGCAGAACCTTTTTTTTGCATTTAACTGCACAACGGTGGCATCATCTGAAATAGCTGTCATGCTTAGTGAATCAAAACATGCTCTAACTAATTTATCAAGATCACCTCTATTCTTAGTAATTACATATTTTGGAGCATCTTTTTTTAATTCACCTTTACTAGAAAAATGTATTTTTGGCCTAGATAATCGAAAACATATAAAGACTTCACAAGGTCCACTTATCATTTCTTTATTAGCTTTTAATACTTCTTTCTTAATTAAATCCCGCCATGACTTCAATCTTTTACAACTTTCAATCATTCGACCTTTTCCCAAGTAGACTTTACTTCCTTGCGGAGCTGGATTTAGCCCTTTGACATCAATATATATTTTTTGAACCATGAGTTTTATACCTGAAAAAACGCCTTTTGTATCATTACCCACAGCTTTAAAAGGCAGAATTGATCCTTATGAATTAGCTGTTTTATGGGTTTTACAAAGTTACTATCCTAATATATGGCCTTCTTATTCAACTATTGCTAAAGATGCAAAAATTGGTCGCAATAAAGTTGTTAAAGTAATTAAATCTTTGTGTGAAAAAGGTTGGTTAGAAAAAATTGGTAGAGTTGAAGATGGCCTTCAATCAACTAATGCTTATAGAGTAACAGTATGGCATGAATTAAAAGTTGAACCACCAAATAAGCAGTCTTTCTCAGATACTACCCTACACCCAGAACTTCAAAACCCTAGTAAACAACCGCAGTCTTTTTCAGATACTAGTATTTCTCAGATACCACCCCAGTATTTCTCAGATACGGGGGGTAGTATCCCAGAGATACACGAACTAAAACAAATTAAACTAAAACAATTAACTAAAACAAATAATATATATACTGATGAATTTAATGAATTTTGGAATCAATATCAAAAAATTAAAAAAAGAGCTAGTGGACAATCTAAAAAATTAACTTATCAACATTACAATAAACTTTCAAAAAAAATACAGGTTCAATTAAAACCTGCTTTATTTAGAGCTATAGCAGATCAAAATAAAATTGAAAAAGACGGAGGATTTGTTACTTGTTTCCCAAATGCGTTTAAATGGTTACGTGATGGCTACTATGAAGCATTTCTTTATGTACAACAACCAAAAAGCAAGTTAAAATTAAAGTCCAGGAATAAAAATGTTCCATTTTAAACCCGCTTATGACTTTTTTTAAACGTTTTCCAATTGATAAAGAAGTAACTTATAAAGTACCTGATTTTAATTGTTTTGCCTGTTCTGATTCTGGAATAGTTCACAATTCTGATAGTTATTTATCCAATGTTCTGCCCGGCTATGATCAAAGGCATGATTTAGCTATTATTTGTTGGTGTCAAGCAGCATATCCACAAAGAAAAGAAGATGGTTCCATAGAAAAATATGGTTTTCGAGATGATTCTTCTAATATTTGTAATGATGTTGGTATTGATATTCCAAAAGATAAAACAAGACTAATTCATAATTTACGTAAGGAATCTTGGGAACTTAGTTGTAAAACACTTAATAAAATAAGACAAGAAAATATTAAAGGAAATAAAACTGAACTGCCTGATTATATTTTAAAAGTTAAAGAACAACTATCAAAAAATAAAACAATTTTAAATGACATTAGAAAAAAGAACTGATAAACTTTGTTGAAAGTTATATATTAATTATAAAATTTTAAAATTATGGAAGAAAAATTTGAAAATACTATTTCTATTCAAGAATTAAATCAAGATCCAAACAATGCTCGATTAAGAACTGATCGATCAGCTAAATTAATTTCTGAATCATTAGAAAAATTTGGTACTGGAAGATCAATTGTTATTGATGAAAACAATACAATTATTGCTGGTAATGGCACTATTGAAGGAGCAAAAGCTGCCGGAGTTAAAAATGTAAAAGTTATAGAAACAAATGGAGATGAAATTATTGCAGTAAAAAGAACTAATTTAACTAAAGATCAAAAAGTTGGTTTAGCTATTGCTGATAATAGAACTTCTGATTTATCGGAATGGGACAGAGAAGTATTAGAAGAATTAACTATGGATTATGATTTAAAACCTTTTTTTGATGATGATGATTTATCAGAATTATTAGGCGATGGTGAAATAAAAGATTTTGAAGGATCACGCGAACATGCAGAAACTGAATTTAATGAATTTGACAATACCTGTCCCCGATGCGGTTTCGAATTTAATAATAAAAAATGATAGAAAAAAAAATTGGTGCCTGGTATTTATCTGATTTAAAAGATATAAAAAAAAATAATTTAAATGTTTTTAGCTGTTTTCATTGTGGCGGCGGTTCATCAATGGGTTATAAACTTGCAGGTTTTAATGTTTTAGGTGGAGTTGAAATTGATAAAGAAATGATGGCTATTTATAGAGCTAATCATAAACCTAAATTTAGTTATTTAATGGGTGTCCAGGAGTTTAATGAACTTTTAGATATTCCAGGTGATTTAAAAAATCTTGATATTTTAGATGGTTCACCTCCTTGTTCAACTTTTAGTTTGGCAGGCAAGCGTGAAAAAAGATGGGGTACTGAATTTAAATTTAGAGAAGGTCAAGTATATCAAAGATTAGATGATTTATTTTTTCATTTTATTCGAACAGCTAAACTTTTACAGCCAAAAATAGTTGTTGCTGAAAATGTTAAAGGATTAATTGCCGGAAATGCTCGTGGCTATGTAAAAGAAATATTTAGAGATTTTAAAAAAGCTGGATATGAAACACAATTATTTTTATTTAATGCTGCAAAAATGGGTGTACCGCAAGCAAGAGAAAGAACTTTTTTTATAGCACGCCGATCTGATTTAAATTTAAAACCTTTTAAACCTGTATTTAATGAAGCACCTATTTCAGTTGCCGAGGCATTTGAAACAATTAAACCAAATACTGAAGAAAAATTAATTAATGGTAATTTAAAAAAACTTTGGTATAAAGTAAAACCAGGTAAATCATTTTCAACTGTTCACCCTAAAGGACATTGTTTTAATATGAGTACTTTAAATCCACGATTACCTTCACGTACTGTTACTACAAAACAAGGATTAATTTATTGGAATAAACCGAGATATTTAAATTCATATGAAATAAAGAGAATACAAACTTTTCCAGAAGATTTTAACTTTTTAAATACTGATCCTTGGTATGTAATGGGCATGAGTGTTCCCCCTTTTATGACTCAGCGTGTAGCATTAGAAATATATAATCACTGGTTTAAAACAGAAAACAATTAAATGGCAGCTTCTGAATCAAGCAAAATTGAAATAGATCTTAGAGTACAAAAGCTTTCTCGGATAATTGCTAGAGGTGGTAGAAGGTCAGATTGTTTAAGGTATGCTAGAGAAAACTGGGGGGTATCAGAAGCTACTGTAGATAATTATTTAAAGAAAGCTAGAGATGATATTAAAAAAGATTGGGATATTGAAAGACCACAAATGATTGCAGATTTATTAGCTCAATGTTCAACTTTACAGATGGAAGCTAGAAACGCAGGACAATTTCATATTGCTTTAGGTGCTATAAATACTGCTGCTAAATTAGCTGATCTTTGTTCGTGAGTTTTTTAGATTCTTTAAAACAAGGTCATGTTCTTAGTGGTAATGGCTTATATGAAATACCTTCAGCAAATGAAGTTATAACTAAAATTCAAAATAATTTATTACCGCATCAAGAAAAATTTTGTAAGGATATAGAACATAGAAAATTAGCTTTAGTTTGTGGTTTCGGTGCTGGTAAAACTTATGCTTTAGTATCAAAATCTTTTATGCTTGCAGCTATGAATGTTGGACATATATCAGCAGTTTTTGAACCTACTAATGTTATGCTCCGTGACATTTTAATAAGAACTATGAATGACTTACTTGAAGAATGGGAAATACCATATACTTTCAGAGCTTCACCCTTACCTGAATATGTTTTATCTTTTCAAGAAGGATCACATACAATTTTATTAAGAACTATTCTTACATATCAACGCCTTCGTGGACAAAATCTCTGTGCTGTTGGATTTGATGAGGCTGATACTGTACCAAAAAGAGACGCAGAGCAAGCTATGAATATGGCTTTAGCCAGATTAAGATCTGGTAATATTCAGCAATTTTATGCAACAACAACTCCTGAGGGTCATGGATGGGCATTTGAAACATTTGAAAAAAATAAAAAAGAAGATACAAGACTAATAAAAGGAAAAACAAGCGATAATCCATTTTTACCTGAAACTTTTATTCCTTCTTTAGAAGAAAATTATCCACCTCAATTAATAAAAGCATACTTAAATGGTGAATTTGTAAATTTAACTTCAGGGGCTGTTTATTCAAGATTTGATCGTAATAAACATGTAATTGATAAACTACCTTTTCCTATTGAAAATGAAATTTTAAAAATTGGTATCGATTTTAATGTGATGAATTGTAATGCTGTTGTTTGTGTCACTTCAGGAGATCAATTATTTGTTATTGATGAAATAACTAAACAACAAGATACTGATGCTCTGGCAAGAGAAATAGTTAGGCGTTATGGTAGAAATAAGATTTTAGTTTATCCAGATGCCAGTGGTGCTAATAGATCAACAATCAACGCAAGCAAAACAGATATTGCTATTTTGCAAAGCTATGGCTTCACAAGTATGGCGCTTAGGAGTAACCCACCAATTAAAGACCGAGTTCAAACCTTACAAGCACTCTTGGAAAACTCAAAAGGACGGGTGCGTGTGGCGATTTATGCCCGTTGCCGACGCTTAATTGAATGTTTAGAATTACAAAGTTATGATGAAAAAACAGGCGATCCAGATAAACAAAATGGTTACGATCACCTTAATGACGCGCTCGGATATTTATGTTATAAGGAGTTTAATATGATTTATAGTAGAGCAGGAAATAAAACAGGCATTAGAATTTACTAAAGACCTGATATTATTAATTTAAAAACAATGTATAGTTCTTTCACAAATAGAATTGATAGCTTTGAAATACCAGTAACAGAAGTACAGCAGCAAAATCAGGCGTGGAGAAATATGCAAAGTCATTGGGGATTAATAGAAGATTTAATTGAAGGAACTAGTAAAATTCGTGGTAAAGCAAGAATTTATTTAAAACAAGAGCCACGCGAAGAAGATGAAAGTTATGATGTTCGCCTGTCTCGTTCAGTTTGTCCGCCTTATTACGTAAGAATGGAAAGAATGTTAGCTGGTATGCTTACTCGTAAACCAGTTCGATTAACAGATGTTCCAGAAAAAATTGAAGAGCAATTATTTGATACAGACCTTGAGGGCAATAATTTAACAAATTTTATATATAATATTTCTCGTTTATGTATTCGTTATGGTCATGTTGGTGTTTTAGTTGATGCTCCTGCAGAAGGCGGGCGACCTTATTGGATTCCTTATACTCCTCGAGACATTATTGGTTGGCGAACTGAAATTGAAAATGGTTTAAGAAAATTAAAACAATTAAGATTAACTGAAAGAATAGTTAAACCAAAAGGTTTATATGGTGAAGAAACTGTAGAACAAATTAGAGTATTAGAACCTGGAACATTTCAACTATTTCAAAGGAATAATGATGGTGATTTTAAAAAAGTTAACGAAGGAACAACAAGTTTAGATTTTATTCCTTTTAGTGTGGCTTATAGTAATAAGGTTGGTATTTATGAAAGTAGACCGCCTTTAGAAGATATTGCTGAATTAAACATCAAAAGCTATCAAATTCAAAGTGATTATGATAATCAATTACATATTAGCGCAGTTCCAATGCTTGCTTTTTTTGGATTTCCCGCTGCTGCTGAAGAAGTAAGTGCAGGACCAAGTGAAGCATTATCTTTACCAGAAGGAAGTAGTGCAAGTTATATTGAACCAAATGGAAATAGTTTTAATGCACAAAGAGAAAGAATTGATAAATTAGAATATCAAATTAATGAATTAGGTTTAGCTGCTATACTCGGGCAAAAAATGAGCGCGGAAACAGCTACAAGTAAAAGAATTGATAGGTCGCAGGGTGATTCTACAATGATGGTTTTGAGTCAACAAATTCAGGATTTAATTGATAATTGTTTAAAATTTCATGCTGCTTTTGAAAAACAAAGTGTTGCTGGAACTAGTTTTGTTAATAGAGATTTTGTTGATACAAGTTTAGAACCACAGCAAATAGATGCTTTATTAAAAATTTACGCGCAAGGCATTATAGATCAGGAAGAACTTCTTAAAAAATTAATTGAGGGAGAAGTTTTAAGTGAAGATATAGATATTGAAGATATGCTTAATAAAACTATGCAAGGAGGATTAATTGAAATGGATCAGCAAGAAACAACAAATGAATAATGGCAATAGAGCAACAACAAATACCTGAAGCATTATATAGAAATGCAATAAATTTAAATAGATATGAAAACAGTGTAGCTCTTAAGATAGTCCAGGAATATAATAATATAATTGTTGGAATAACCGATAGATTAAAACAATTTGAAGCTGGTGAACTTACATTAACACCCGCAGCTGTTAATAGACAACGAACTTTATTATTACAATTACAAGAAAGTTTGAATACTTGGGCTGAAAGTAGTTCTTTAGTAATAACTCAAGAATTACAGGGTTTAGTTGAATTACAATCTGAATTTATACAAGAACAATTAAAAAAAGTATTACCAAGCCAGGCAACTAAAAATGCAGTTCGAACAGTTGAAATAAGTCCACAATTTGCGCAAAGTGTTGTTAATACTGATCCTCGACAAATAAATGTATTTACATTACCCGAAGAGTTTGCAGTTCGAACAGGTACTATTCCAAAATTTAGTTTAACTGCTCGTGAAGGTGCAGTAATAAATTTACCTAACGGCGTAAATGTAAGAACTGCTTTTCGAAGAATAGCTGCATCTCAAACAGAACTTTTACAGAATACAATTCGAACAGGTTTATTATCAAATAATACTACTGCTCAAATAGCTAAAGAATTACGCGGTCAATTAAATTTTGAAGCTACTGGAACTCTTGCTCAAATAAAAGCTCGAGGTGGAATAGGAACAACTTTAGCTAATAATCAAATTGATACTATAGTTAGAACAAGTATTAATCAAGTAAGTAATTCAGCTATAAATAGTGTTTTTCAAGCAAATTCAGATATGATTGATCGCTATAAATATGTAGCAACTTTAGATAGTAGAACTTCTGCTATTTGTGGAAGACTTGATGGTCAAGTATTTGAAATGGGTAAAGGTCCTCAACCACCTCAACATTTTAATTGTAGATCAACTATCGTTCCAATAATTAAAGATTCTTTTTTAAAACAATTCGGATTAGAAGATGATGATCTGGAAGAAGGATTACAAAGACCTTCAAAAACAGGATTATCTAATCGAGGAAAATTAGTTCCTGCTTCTGAAAATTATGCAGTGTGGTTAAGTAAACAAGATGTTGCCACACAAAATAAAGTATTTGGCATTGAAAAATCAAAAATATACAGGTCAGAGTTAAAAACAAATAATCCAACTGATGTTTTTCGTAAATTCGTGCGCTCTGACGGATCAACGTTAACATTAGAAGAGTTAAGACAAGCTAATGCCGATTAAAAAAGGAAGATCAAAAAATATAATCTCAAAAAATATTCAGATGTTAAAAAAAGAAGGCAAGCCACATAATCAGGCAGTTGCTATTGCTTTATCAACAGCGGGTAAAAAAAAGAAAAAAACAAGACGAAAAAAGAAATAAATAGTAAACTATAATTAGTTGCTTTTAAAACTATGCCTAAAGGAAAAGGTTATGGATCAATGCTTTCTAAACCATTAAAAAAGAAAAAAGCAAAAAAAAAAGCTGTTAAAAAATAGTGGCAAAGGTAAACAAACCAACAGATCCGGAACTTTATGCACGTGTAAAAGCTAGAGTTAAAGCACGTGTTAAGCGTTGGCCTAGTGCTTATGCTAGTGCTCAATTAGTGCAAGCATACCAAAGAGCCGGAGGAGGTTATACTACTGTCAACAAGCCAAAAGCAAAAACTAAAAAAGGTGCTAAACGTGGCAAGAAAAAAAAGTAGAGCTCCAGGTGGTTTAACCGATTGGTTTAAAGAAAAATGGGTTGATGTAAAAACAGGTAAACCTTGCGGTAGAAAAAAATCTGAAAAAAAACGAAAAGGTTATCCTGCTTGCAGACCAACAAGACGTGTTTCAAGTAAAACTCCTAAATTACTTTCAGAATTATCACCATCTGAAAAAAAAAGATTTACTAAAGCAAAAACTAGTAAAAAAAAGATTACGTTTCAAATGAGACGTAAACGCAAAACAACTACTAAAAAGAAATGAAAAAAAAAGCATTAACCACAAGACAAAAAACTGCTTTAGCAAATCATAAAAAGAAAGGCACTCATACTAAAAAACACATAAAAGTGATGGAAGAGGAAATGTTAAAGGGTAAAACATTTATGCAAGCACATTCAATAGCTATGAGGAAAAAAGGAAAATGACAACAAAAAGAAAAGTAGTTAAATTTAAAAAAGAAGATAAATCAAAAAAAGGTGGTCTTACTGCTAAAGGAAGAGCTAAATATAATAAAGCGACAGGAGGAAATCTTAAAGCACCAGTTACAGGTAAAGTTAAGCCTGGAAGTAAAGCAGCTAAACGAAGGAAATCATTTTGTAGTCGTATGAAGGGAATGAAGAAAAAATTAACCGGTAGCAAAAAAGCAAATGATCCCAACAGCAGAATAAATAAAGCTTTAAAGCGTTGGAAATGCTAATTTTTAAAAAACAAGGTATATTAGGATTACTTTAATATTTTTACATGGCAGAAGAAAATCCCGCAGCAGCTGTTGATAATTCAGCTGAAATTGATCGATTGAAAAAAGAAATTGAATTATTAAAACAAAAAAATCGAGAAGTTGTTGAAGAAAAACAAAAAATTACTTCTAATGCTAAATCAGTTGCAACTTTACCAGAAGGAACTGATGTTCAAGCTCTGATTGAATTTAAACAAAAAGTTGAACAAGAAAGATTAGAAGAAAAAGGTCAATATTCAGAAGCATTGAATAAAAGAGAAGAACAATTTAAAGAAGCTATTGAAAAAAAAGATAACGAAATAAATTCTTTAAGAAATGAATTAAAAGAATTAAAATTAGTTACACCAGCTGTAAGTGCATTATCAGAACTTGTTCACGATCCTGATTATGCAATGAGCAAACTTGATAAAGAAAAAATTCAAGTTCAAAAAGATGGTGCAGTTGTTTACATGTCAGATGATGGTTTTACTTCAAAGCCAATACAAGAAGCTGTAAAAGAAAAAGTTCAAACATGGGCTTTAAAAAATCAACCGCCTGTTGGATCAGGTGCACCTATTGGAAAAAGTGAAATACCTGGATCAATTGCTGGTATCGATACAAATTTATTAAAAAGAATGGCTCAAGGTGAAGATACTGCTGCACATGAAATTCACGCAAAATATGGTCGTGATGCTTGGCTAGCTGCTAAAAAAATTGCTAAAGATTACAAATAAGAAATATTGAGTTATAGTTTTATTAATAACAAATTCGGCTGTGCTGATTTGAAAAGCTAAATTAAGGCTGTGCTGAGATTTAGAGGGCTGTGCTCATTTTTGTAAACTTAAACATTTCTTTGAAATGGCAACTACTCTTGCGGACATTATTATTCCAGAGGTATTTGCGGATTCCATCATTGAAGAGACAACTTTAAGAGATAGTTTTCTTCAAAGTGGCGTTCTTGCACCTCTACCTGAGCTAAACTTAAGCTCAACTGCTGGCGGAAATTTCGTCAACATACCTTTTTACAAGGCAAATTTAAGTGGTAACTATACTCGTTTAAATGATAGTTCTTCACTTACTCCTAATAAAATTGAACAAAGCAGCCAAATTGGTGTTGTTCTAACTGCTGGTGATGCTTTTTCTGCAAGACAGCTTGCAGGTCAAAAAATTGGTTCAAATTCACCTGATCCAATAGCAGCAATCAGACAAAAGTTAGGCGCTTATATAAACAACGAAAAACAAAAAGATTTGTATAGTTGTTTACAGGGTGCTTTCGGTTCTTTAACTTCAAATACTAGCGCTTCTGCTTTATTCGAACTTTCAATTGATTCTGAATCTGGTGACACACCAACAGCATTAGGTGCTGGTACTGTTGCTAAAGCTCAGTCTTTACTTGGAGATCAAGGAGACAAGTTAACAACTATTGCAATGCATTCAAAAGTGTTTTATGCACTTAAAGAAAGAAGAGCATTAGACTATGTAACAAACACTGAAGCACGTTTAAGTACTGCAGCAACAGGTGCAAGTACAATTAATGCTTTTGGTGGTTCTTCTGCTGGTGCTTACGGTGATGTTTCAGTTCCTCAATACATGGGAATGAATATTGTTGTTTCAGATGATATTCCAACTGCTGGTTCAGGTTCTTCTACAGAATATGCTGTGTATTTTTTCTCTCAAGGAAGCGTAGCAACTGGTCAGCAAGCAGCTTTAGTAACTAAAGTTGATGAAGATGTTCTTGCATTTGAAGATGTAGTTTCATTTAAGCATGCTTACATTTATCACCCAATAGGTTTGAAATGGGCAGTTACAACTACAAACCCAACAAGGGCACAGCTCGAAACAGCAACTAACTGGGAAAAAGTGTACGACATCAAAAATATAGGAATCGTACGTGCTACTGTTACTTCACCATTAGATTAATCATGGCTAGTATTTTTGAACTTCAAAACCCTCCTTTTGGTCAATTAACTAAAACTAAAGTTATTAAAACTGAAAACGGAGCGCATACTTTAACAACTGCTGAAATTATTGAAGGCATTGTTGATGGAACACCTACAGGTAATAGGGCTATTACAACTCCAACTGCGGCAGAAATTATTACTGCTCTTGGTATTCAAAATAAAGTTGGTCAATGTTTTGAGTTAACTATTGTCAATAAGGCAGCGTCAACTCATAAATTTACTTTAACTGCCGGTTCTGGTGTCACAATTGTTGGCGAGCCAGATATAACTGCAGATACTTCTGGAACTTTTATTTTTAGAGTTACAAGTTCAACTGCTGTTAGCGCGTTTAGAAAGTAATGGGTATAGCTACATTTCGATTAGCTAGAGAAAGGGAAGCTGCTAAATTAAAAGTGGCTTCTCCACTTCTCGAACAAAAAAAAGTAAAAAAGCCAAAAAAATTAAAAACTAATGGCAATCTCAATAGTTGAAACAGCTGGAAGTGCAACTGCTAATAGCTATGTTACTTTATCTCAGGCTCAAGCTTTTATAGATGGTTTAGTTGAAAATGAAGATGTTACTGCTTGGAGTAGTTCAACAACTGACCAAAAAAACCGAGCACTTTTTAGTGCTACGCAAAGAATTGATAGAGAAAGATTTTTAGGTGCAAGGACTAATGATGCTCAAGCACTTGAATGGCCAAGAACAGGCGTAAAAAAACCATATACATATACAAGTACTTACAATGCTTTATATCCAAGTAATTTGCAACCGGCTTTTTATGCTGATAATGAAATACCTGAAAGAGTAAAACATGCTCAAATTCATTTAGCAGTTTATTTAAACAATAATAAAGATGGATTAGATTTAAGTGGATTTGAAGATTACAATGAAGTATCAATTGGAAATCTACAAGTAAAACCTAGATTTTATGGTGCTGTTGGTGCAAATCGAATACCACCTATAATTGAACAATACTTAACTGGCATTAGAATAAGTGGGCCAGCTACAATAGGAGTAAAAAGGAGTTAACTATGGCTTACGAATATCCTTCAGCAACAATCATTAATACAACAGGTGCTGTAACAGGAAGATTTGGAAAATTACAAGCAAATGAAGATACTGTTATCGCTTCATTAACTGCTCAAAATATAGACGGAGCTAGTACAAGCATTACATTAAATGCTAGTTGTGAACTTTGCGGTGTTATTACTGGATTCACTTTAGCTAGCGGTTCTGTTATTGCTTATCGTTTATAATGTCTCGATTATCGAAAGGCTTAAGAAAAGTTGCTTCAAAGACTTTAAATAAGTTTGGTGGAGATATAACTATTAAAAGAATTACTAGTGGAATATATAATGCTTCTACTGGAACTGTTAGTGAAGCTATTACAAGCGTAACTATTCATGGAATATTACAAAATGTAAATCAGAGAGAAACTAATGATTTAATTAAAGAAAACGATAAAATTTGTATTATTGCCGCTAAAGATTTAAATTTTATACCAACTATTACTGATAGAGTTTCAATAGCAAATATTGATTATCAAATTATACGTATTTTTACAGATGAAAATGATAATTCAGAAATAAAATATGAATTATATATAAGAGCATGAAAAAAATAAAAATACAACAAATTGGTAAATTTTTTGAAGAAGAACATGAAGCTCTTATTCGGTTTGCTGTTTTTACTTTAGATTCACGTATTAAACAAGTTTCTCCTGTAGATACTGGAAGGTTTCGAATGAATTGGCAATTGGCTGAAAATAAAAGAAGTGCTCCTATTCAAGGTGGTCCTTTTAATCCTAATAAATCTGCAATAATACCTCCATTTAAAATAAATTATCAAAAAGAAACTATTGGTAATACATATAGCTTAATTAATCCTTTACCTTATGCGGAAGCAGTTTGCTTTGGTACCAATACTCCTCCCTCCTGGAATAATACATTTCAATCAAGAGATAGTAACAGAAGTGCAGGTTGGCCATTGAAAGAGGTAGAATTTGTAGCTAGAAAAGTTAGAAAGGCTCAAAGTAAAAACTAATGGCTGCTTTAAATTTAAATACAATTCGAAAAGATATAGAACAGCGACTAATTGATGAATTACAAAAAACACCACCTACTCAAGTAGTTTTTAATAATCAGCCTTTTAACCCTAGTCCAGGTAAAAATTTTGTTCAATGTTTAATTGAATTTACTGGAAGTGAATATATAACTTTAGGAGGAACCTCAAATAGTACAAATAATTTAACTGGTTTGATAACTTTTAATATATTTACAAAAATAGGAGTTGGTACAGGCACTAATTTTACACTAGCCAAAAGAATTAAAGATTTATACAATAGAGTCAAACTAAACGACATTTTTTTTGATCCAGCTACAGGTCCAGTAATTGTTGAAAATGCAGCACCTGAAGGTTTTGTTCAATCTGTAATGTCAATACCTTTTGAAATTTTTGAAAACTTATGATTGAAGTTACTGAACAAATGCTTGATATTATTGAGCAAGTAAAAGGGAAAAGAAATCCTAATTTATGGGATTCACGCTGTCAATCAGCTTTAGCAAGAAAAAAAATTGAAAAAGTAGAAAAAAATCAAAAAAAAGGATAAACTATAATTAAATTTCTTTTTCATTATGGCAAATGTTCGCGGAGAGGAAGGTTCAGTTTCATTTGATAATGGATCAGGATCAGTATCTGCTGTTGTTGGTACTACAGCATGGACTCTCGATTTAACTAAAGATGTTCTTGAATGTACTGCTCACGGTGACGTGTCAAGAAAATATGTTGGTAGTTTAAAAAGTGCTACTGGAACTATTGAAGTTCAATATACAGCTACTTCAGGAGATGCGGTTGCTGAACTTTTAGCAGATATAAATACAAGTGAAGATCCAGCTGATGCATCATTTAATTTATTTTTAGATACTTCGGGTGCTAAAAAATATTCTTTTAATGGAATTGTTACTGGAGTAGGTGCAGCTTCTACCGTTGGTGAACTTACAACTCAAACAGTAAACTTTCAAGTAAGTGGTCCAGTTACCTTTGCAATTTAATTTATGACTGAAAAAAGAGCAGTTGACCTCATTATTGGTGCATTTGATCTAAATGAAAGACGTAAATTTACATTAAAAAATGCAAATAACGAACCAATTATTGATTTATATTTTAAACCAATAACAAGGTCGGACAGAACAAGGGTTCAAGCATTAGCAGGAAGTGATGATGCTTTAAGAGTTTCAACCCAAATGCTTTGCCACATGGCAGAAAAAGAAAATGGTGAAAAAGCTTTTGGAACTGGTGATGTTGTACGTTTACAAAGAGAATTACCAGAAAAAGTTTTAAATGATATTGAATTATTTTTATTTGAACTTGGTGGTGAAATTGAAATAGACGAAGCAAAAAAAGAATAAAGGGGGATAGCTGGCTTTATTTTGAGTTTTTCCTAGCAACAGAATTAAAAATGACAGTAAGCAGGCTACGTCAAGAGTTATCACAAGCCGAGTTTTTGTATTGGGCTGCTTATTATGAGGTAAAAAACGAATATGAAAAAGAAGAATTAGATAAAATTAAGAAATAAGTGTAAACTAATAAAAAAAAGTATTTATGGCTTTTGCTAATGTTGTTATTGATGTTGTTGACAAAGCAAGTAGTAAGCTAAAAAAAGTAAATGATGCAACTAAAAAATTAAGTAGATCTTTTAATGTATTAGAAAAAAGAAATAAAGGTATTACAAGACGTTTTAAAGGTTTAGCAAAAGTTGTTGCTGCTGTTGGATTAGTTGAATTTGGAAGAAGATCAATTGCAACTGCTGCTAATTTTCAAAAATTAGAATTACGTTTAAAATTATTAACAGAGGCAACTGGACAATTTTCTAATGCACAAAAAATAGCTACAAAAGGTCAGGAATTATTTGGTATAAGTGCTTCTGAAGCATTAGAGGGGGTTACAAATATTACTGCAAGATTATTACCATTAGGTGTTAGTTTACAAGACATTGAAACTACTTTTATAGGTTTTAATACTGCAGCAAAATTAGGAGGAGCATCAGCTATTGAGGCATCTAATGCTTTCAGGCAATTAGCACAAGCATTAGGCTCTGGACGTTTAGCAGGCGATGAATTTAGAAGTGTTTCAGAACAAGTACCATTAATTTTAAAACCACTAGCAGATGAATTAAACGTAAATACTGGTGATTTAAAAGAATTAGCTGCACAAGGAAAACTTACAAGTGAAGTAGTTATTAGAGCTTTACGAAAATTAGGAAAAAGTGGTGCTGATGATTTAAAAAAAATATTAGAAAATGACCCTACTCAGGTTTTTAAAAATTTACAAAACGAGATAGAACAATTTCAAATTACTATTGGTAAAGCATTACTCCCTGCTACTAAATTAGCAACTAGTTCTTTAACTAATTTAATTGCTGTTATTAATGCAATACCACCTGAAATTACCTCATTTGTTGTTGTTACAGCGACTCTTGTAGGTGCAATAACTATTGCAATACCAGTTATAAAAGCTATTGTAGGCACTTTAATTACATTAAAAACTATTGCAGTAGGTGTTGCTGCTGTAATGGGTGGGCCTTTAACTTTAGCAATTTTAGGTATTGGTGCTTTAATAACAAAATTTACTGTTGATATTGTTAAACATAACAAAGAACAAAAAAAATTAAAAGAATTACTTGATAAAGGAACGCAAGCACAATTAGATGAAAGACTTGCTGTTGAAGAAAATACGCTTGCACAATTAAAAAATACAACTGCAAGGGGTAATGCCAAAAGAGGAATAATGCGACAAATTGAAGAGCAAGAAAAATTAATAAAAAAAATTAAAGAGGCTAGTAAAGCAGCACAACCAACAGAAAAGGACAAAGAGGATATAAGTAAAGAAGATCAACTTATAGCATTTTTGAATAGAGATAAAACAAAAGTTGACCCAAATATGACAAAAAAGGCACTTGAAAGTGTTGAACAAAGCAAAATTTTAAAAACACTTAGAAGGCAAATTGAGGTTAAAAAAATTGAAGATGAAATTGACAGGCAAATTTTAGAAAGAAAATTTGAACTTACAGATCAACTAAGAGAAATTAATAAAATAAAGGATGAAAAAATAAGGAAAGATTCACTTGAAGCTGCTAATGCAAATTTCCTTTTAGATATACAGGATTTACAAACACAAAAGTTAAGAGAACAAAATCAAGCTGCATTAGAACTAGGTCAAACTATTAGAACAGGTCTTATCGATGGCATTAAAGGTGCAATTAATGGTACTCAAACATTTGGTCAAGCAATGACGAATGTTTTAAATAATTTAAAAAATAAATTAATGGATAAAGCATTAAATAATTTATTTGATTCCATAGGCAGTTCAATATTTAAAAATAAAAAATCTGGTGGTGGTGGTTTCTTTTCTAATGTTTTAGGTGGAATTTTTGGTGAAAGAGCAAATGGTGGCCCTGTAAAACAAGGTGGAAGTTATATTGTTGGAGAGCGCGGACCTGAAATTTTTACTCCACGTGCTTCAGGAAATATTACACCTAATCATGCTCTTGGTGGTTCTACAAATGTAGTAGTAAATGTAGATGCTTCTGGATCAAATGTTGAAGGTGATGAACAGCAAGGAAGAGAACTTGGTCGTCTTATTTCCGCAGCAGTAGAATCTGAAATAGTACAGCAAAAAAGACCTGGAGGTTTACTTTCATAATGGCTACCTTTCCCTCTATAAAGCCTAAATACGGGCAACAGAAACGATCTGCACCATTAACTCGCATTGTTCGTTTTGCTGATGGTTACGAGCATAGAATTTTATTTGGATTAGCACAACATCAAAATCCAAAAGTTTTTAATTTTACTTATGAAGTTTCAGAGACAGAAGCAGATCAAATAGAGACATTTCTTGATGCCCGTGCAAATGATAGTGATAGCTTTGATTTACCTGTTGACTATTTACCTGGTGAAGATTCTACTAAATTTAAATTTGTCTGCGAAACATGGAGTAAGTCAATACCATTTAAAAATAGAGCAACTATTCAAGCAACTTTCAGACAAGTATTTGAACCATGACCATAAATAATGATCCCGTTTTTAGTGAAGTTCAAAAGATTAATCCTTCAGCGATTATTGAACTTTTTACACTTCAATTAGATAATTCGTTACATGGTTCGACTACTGTTTATAGATTTCACTCTGGATCAAATTTAAATGCAAATGGTCAGATAGTTTGGGATGGTGATAATTATCTTAGATTTCCTGTAGAAGCCAATGGTTTTGCATATCAACGTGGACAATTACCAAGACCTAAACTTATTGCAAGTAACGCACTTGGAACAATATCTGCGATATTACTTGATGTTAATCAAACTACAAAAGGAAATGATCTTACTGGTGCTATTTTTACAAGAATAAGAACAATGGCTAGATTCTTGGACGCTGTAAATTTCCCAGGTAATACAAACCCATTTGGGACACCAGACCCTACAGCAGAATTTAAAAGACAAATATTTATTGTAGATCGTAAAGCTTCTGAAAATAGAGAGGTAGTTGAATTTGAATTAGCAGCAGCGTTAGATCTTGCAGGTGTAAAAGCTCCTAAAAGGCAGTGCACTCGCTCGCTATTTCCATCTATAGGTACTTTTAATTAATGAATTGGAAAAAAGATGCCTTACTTCATGCTAAAGACCAAGATCCAAAAGAATCTGTTGGTCTTTTGTTAAATGTTAAGGGTAGGAAAAGATATTATCCTTGTCAAAATTTGGCTATAACCAGTTATCAAGAGTTTATATTAAATCCAGAAGATTATATAAAGGCAGATAAGACAGGTGAGATTGTTGCTGTTATTCATAGTCATCCTATAACTGCACCTGTACCAAGTCAGGCTGATAGAGTAAGTTGTGAAGACAGTGGACTACCATGGCATATTGTTAATCCCAAAACAGAAGAGTGGGGTTATCTTGAACCATCAGGTTATAAAGCACCCTTATTGGGTCGTCAATGGGTTTGGGGTGTAACTGATTGCTGGTCTTTAGTTAGAGATTGGTACAAAGAAACAAAAGATATTGAATTACGAGATTGGGAAAGACCATTAACACATGATGAATTTGTCAAAAATCCAATGTTTGAATCTTGTGCTTGGCGTACTGGGTTTAGAAAACTAAGATCTGATGAAAAACTTTTAAATGGTGATTTGCTTTTTATGTCTATTTGTAGTCGAGGTCTAAATCATGTAGCAATTTTTTTAAATGGGGATGTATTACATCATTTAACCGATAGACTATCTTGTAAAGAACCTTATTCTGAATGGTTATTAAAATGTACTGGAGGTAGGTATCGTTATGCTTCGTAAAATAAAACTATATGGAAAGTTAGCAGAATTTGTTGGTCATAAAGAATTTGAAGTTGAAGTTGATAGTATTGCAAAAGCTGTAAGCTTTTTGATACATAATTTTAAGGGTATAGAAAGTCATATGAGTTTTCAAAGTTATCATGTAAGTGTGGGTAATTATGATATTGATAAAGATGAAATTGATTATCCTCTTGGAAGACAAGATATACATTTTGTACCAGCTATATCAGGAGCAGGAGGACCAAACACTAGAAGAATTATTTTAGGTGTAGCTTTAGTTGGACTTGCAGTGGCTACAGGAGGTACAAGTTTAACGTTTGGTATTGGAGGTTTTGCTGGAGGTGCTGGAATAAGTGCAATAGTAGGTAATATAGGAGCTCTTTTACTCTTATCTGGTGTTAATAATATGTTATTTTCATCAGAAGATCCAGAAGAGGAGGGCGATCCAAGAATTTCTTTTAACTTTTCTGGTATTCAAAACACAACAAGAGCAGGAACACCAATACCTATAGTTTATGGAGAGATATTAACCGGATCAGTTCTTATTTCAGCAGGTGTTGACACTAATCAGGTATCAAGATGATGGATAAAAATAAAAAAATTATTAGAGGTGCTTTTTTAAATTTATTTAAGGGACCAAAACCACCAAAACCAATAATTACTCCTGATACATTAAATAGTAAACAATTTGCATCATTACAAGATTTAATTTCTGAAGGAGAAATCGAGGGGTTTGCTACTCCTTCAAAAGCTTCATTAACACAAGGAACTACAGCGTATAACAATGCAGCGTTAAAAGATGTATTTTTAGATAATACTGAAGTTTTAGATTCCTCTGCTGATAATAATAATCCTGAAACATCAAAGTTTAATTTTCAAAATGTAGTATTCACTCCTCGTTTTGGAACATCAAATCAAACTCATATTCCAGGTATTGAGGGTTCTCAATCAGTTTCTAATGTGGGAGTAAAAGTAGTCTCTGGTAGCCCTGTTACACGTTCAATAACAAACACTGCTGTTGATGCTTTTAAAGTAACTATAACTTTTCCTGTCTTACAACAAAATACTAGAGCAGGAAATATTTACGGTGCTTCAGTAAAATTAGAAATACTTACTAAATATGATGGTGACGCTGATTTTACTAGAGAAATCTTTGATGATATTCAGGGAAGATCTGCTGATGCGTACCAAAAAGAATATCGTGTAAGTCTTGATAGAGCTAAAATTACTGCTGGAACAGCTTTTCCTGTTGAAGTTAGGGTAAATAGAATTACAGCTAGTGACACAGATGAGCTATTACAAGACGAATTTTTCTTTACAAGCCTTACTGAAATTGTTGATGATAAGCAAACTTATCCTGACTGTGCTTATGCACAGATAAGAATTGATTCAGAACAATTTAATAACATTCCTTCGAGGGCTTATCGTATTCGTGGAATAAAGGTAAGAATACCTGGAGCAGGTGCTTCAAATTCTGGTACTCCTAATATTGACTTACAAACAGGAAGAGTAGTTTATCCAAGTGGTTATATTTTTAATGGAACGATGGGTGCTGCTCAATGGTGTTCATGTCCTTCTTTAATTTTGCTTGATCTTCTGACTACTGAAAGATATGGATTTGGAACTCATATTAAAGACGCTGATCTTGATTTGTTTAGTTTTGTAGCTGCCAGTAAATATTCAAATGAATTAGTGGATGACGGTGCTGGTGGTCAAGAACCTCGATTCAGTTGTAATGTTAATATCCAAAATTCCTCAGAAGCTTTCAAGTTAATTAATGAGTTAGCAGGAGTTATGAGATGTTTTCCTATTTGGTCTGAAGGGTCTGTAAATATCTCACAAGATAGACCTACCGATCCAAGTTATTTATTTAGTTTAGCAAATGTAGGTGAAGGCGGTTTCAGTTATTCAGGTAGTAGTTTAAAGCAGCGAAACACAGTCATAAACGTCAGCTACTTCAATATGGATAGTAGGGAAATAGATTACGAAGTTGTAGAGGATACGGCTGCACAGGCAAAGTTAGGAATAATAAAGAAAGACATAAAAGCATTTGCGTGTACTTCTCGTGGGCAAGCCCAAAGACTCGGGAAGGCAATACTTTTCAGCCAGCAAAGTGAGACTGAGGTCGTTACGTTTACTACATCAATAGAATCTGGAGCGATTGTTAGACCAGGTAGTGTTATAGCTATAAATGATCCTGTAAGAGCAAGTAAAAGACGAAGTGGACGTATAAAATCAGCAACAACGACTGCTATAACAGTAGATAATGTTAAAGATTTAGATTCTTTCACTGGGACCAGTAAAAAATGTAGCGTTATTTTACCTGATGGTTCTTTAGAAACTAGAGATATTAGTACTATTTCGAGCAATGTTATTAATGTAAGTTCTGCTTTTTCTGTTGCACCTAATTCAAATTCTATATGGCTAATTGAAAGTTCAGACTTAGAGTCACAAACTTTTAGAGTTATAACAGTAGAGGAAAAAGATGGAATAAATTTTACTATTACAGCATTAACTTATATAGATGCTAAATATAACAATATAGAGCAAGGTATAAGTTTACCTCAGAGAAATATTTCTTTATTAAATGCACCTAAAAATCCTCCCTCAAACTTAGCAGCAGTTGAAAGTATTGTTGTTATAAATGCTTTAGCAGTTTCAAAATTAACATTATCTTGGAAACCTGAAACAGGAGTTGTTCAATATCTTGTTCAATACAGATTTAATAAGACTAATTGGAATAATGAAGTTGTAGTCAGACCTGATTTTGAAATTTTAAATACTGAAGCTGGTGAATATGAGTTTAAAGTTTTTTCATATAATTCTGGATTAAAATTATCTTCTACTTCATCTGATTTAACTTTTAATGCAGTAGGAAAAAGCGAACCTCCATCTGATGTAGAAAATTTAACTTTAGAACCTATCACAAATAAACTTGTAAGACTTAGATGGGATAAAGCTATTGATGCTGATGTGCTTCATGGTGGTCGTGTATATGTAAGACATAGTAATAAAACTGATGGTACTGGTTCTTTTCAAAATTCTGTTGACTTAGTAACAGCTTTAGCTGGTAATACTACAGAAGCAATAATTGCTAATTTAGAAGGAGAATATATTTTGAAATTTCAAGATGATAACGGAAATTTTAGTACAGGAGAAACAAGTATTATAGTAGATTTACCTGATCTTATTGATACACAAACTATTCTTGAACAAAAAGAAGAAGATAATAATTTTAATGGAACGAAAATAAATACGACTTTTGCTAATAGTGCTTTAAAACTTACAGATCCAGCCGCAACAATAACAGGTACTTATGTTCAAGATGACGCTAATCCAGTTGGTAGTGGTGTCGCAGGATCTACAATAACTTGCACTATAAATTCTCATGGTTTATCAGTTGGCGAAAGATTAAGATTTAATTTTAACTCTGGTCAATCAGTAAGCAAAGATTATGTGATTGCATCTGTTCCGAATGCAAATACCTTTACTGTTACATCTTTACAGAGTAAAAATACGAGTGGAAATGTTACAGTTGATCGAGGTAAAAGAGGTTTATACGAATTTGCATCTGTTATTGATCTTGGTGCTGTTTTTTCACTTGATTTGAAAAGGAGAATGCAAGCTGTTGGTTTTAATATAGGAACTGATATAGAGACATTAATACCAACAGGGTCTTTTTGGGATGATTATGCAACTGATGGTAATTTTGATGGTGCAGCAGCAGATGATGTTAACTGTCAGGTCCAAGTAGCTACCTCTCAAGCAGCATCAGGGTCTTTTAGTTCATATAATAATTTTGCTAATGGTAATTACAAAGGCCGTAGATTTAAATTTAGATTAATTTTAGAAACAGGAAATATTGGCCAAAATATTAATGTGCAACAAGCTGGTTTTACTGCTTTATTTCAATCAAGAACCGAACAAAATTATCAGGCAGGTAATAGCACCTCTTCTGCACCACAGCAATCAGGAACATCGGCAAAAACAGTTACTTTTGCCTCTCCATTTTTTGTTGGAACGTCAGATTTAGGAGGATTGAGAGCTTTTATGCCGAGTATAGGTATCACTATTGAAGATGCTCAGTCAGGAGATTTTTTTACAATAAGTCAACCTACTGATTCAAATGCAGGTAAACAATTTACTATAAATATTAAAAATGGTTCAAGTTTTGTTGATAGATCTTTTACTTTTTCGGCTGTAGGATATGGTAAAGGTGTTTAATTAGTACGTTATGGCTCAAGTTACAGATTATAATATTGCCAATGCTTCGGGAGCTTCTGTTCGTAGTGACCTTAACTTAGTATTTGATGCAATAAAAACATTAAATAGTGGAAGTTCTGATCCTGCTAATATGTCAGCTTTCATGCCGTATGTTGATACAGCCGATAGTAATAATTTAAAAATAAGAAATTCTTCAAACAATGGATTTACCACAATAGGCCCAGTTGATACAGCAAATTTAGGTCTTTTACCTGTTTCGGGTGGGACAATGACAGGTGTATTAGGTTTATCACAAGGAGTAAATTCAGCACCATCAATTAACTTTGGAGATAGTACAACTGGTCTTTATAAGAGAGGAACTAACCAAATTGGATTAACTTTTGCTGGCACTGAAAGAATATTTCTAGATCAAAATGGTGTAAATCTTAAGGGAACAAAAGCTGTTCGTTTCTTTGACGATGATGATAGTCATTACGTTGAAATGAAAGCTGGCACTGTTACCGCAAACAGGACAATAACGTTACCAAATGAAACTGGAACGCTTTTGACTTCTGGTTCATCAATATCAAACAGTGCTTTAGCTAATTCTTCAATAACTGTGGGAAGTACAAGTATTTCTTTAGGAGCTACTCAAACAACTTTTTCCGGACTGACATCACTTACAAGCACAACTCTAGTAGCTACAAATCTTAAGGCAACGAATTATCAAGATGCTAGTGGGAATACTTTGTTTACAGCGACACAGATTAAACAGGGCAGATTAAAAGCCTGGATTAATTACACTAATACAGGAGATCCTGATGTAATTAATGATAGTTTTGGTGTAAGTTCAATAACTCAAGTTTCTACTGGAGTTACAAGAGTAAGCTTTTCAACTAATTTTTCAAATGTTAATTATTGCGTTGCAGTTACAGTAAGAAAAGACGCAAACGGAGGTTCAAGAGGACACGGTGTAACAGGAACACCAGCAGTAGGAGAGATGCAGATAGAAACTATGAATGCTGAAGGAACATCAAGAGAGAATATGGCAAATGTCTATGTTATGTTTAGTGGAGATACCTAAAAATAATGGCAAAATCTGATACACGTTTTTTATATACTGACGATGACGGAAATCTTTGTATTGTCGTTCCAGCGGATGAATCCCCTTTGTCATTAGATGAAATAAAAGCTAAAGATTGCCCAAGTGATAGAACAGTTTATACTGTAGATAAATCTAAAATTCCTACAGATTTAAGTTTTAGAGATGCTTGGACTTATTCAGAATAATTATTATGGGATTTGATATAGACATGGCAAAAGCCAAAGAAATTCATAAGAATAATATAAGAATAGCTAGACAGCCATTACTAGAATCTCTTGATATTGAATTTCAAAAAGCATTGGAAACTTCATCAGATACTTTAGCTATTATTGCTAAAAAACAAGCATTAAGAGATGCACCTGCTGATTCAGCTATTAAATCTGCAAGTACAACAGATGAATTAAAATCTCAATGGAATACTTCTATCTTAGGCACTTCACCTTATAGCTAATGGCAATCGAACCAGGTACTTACAATTTTACTCTTCAAAGAAGATCAGATCACGATATTGATTTGGTTTTCAAAGATTCAACTAATACTGCAATAAATTTAACTGGTTTTACTGTTGCTGCACAAGTTTGGGAAGAAACTAGAACAACAAAATTTGCAGATTTTACTGTTGCCTATACAAGCAGATCAGATGGAAAAGTAAAAATATCTTTAACAGATACACAGACAGCTACTTTTACTCCAGATGAATTAAAATACGATGTTTTGTTAACAGATGGGTCAGGCAAAAAAGAATATTATTTAGAAGGTACAATATTTGTTTCGGAGGGTTATACAACATGAATAGTGTTCAAATTACAGAACAAAAAAATACTGTTACTGTAAATGAAACCACCAATACAGTAACGGTAACAGAAGGTATCGCTGCAACGGTGCAAATTGCAACTGAAGGACCGCAAGGCCCTAGTGGAAATATAAGTGGATTAAATTTTGATGTTTCTGGTAAAGTTAACGATGCTCTTCTGTACTATCACGCTGCATCTGATACATTTAAAGCAGATAGCACAACCACTAAACTAACACTTGTCGATGGAGGAAACTTTTAGAAATGGCTAACACAGTACGCATAAAAAGATCAACAGGATCTTCAGCACCAACAAGTCTTGCAAATGCTGAGTTAGCTTTTGCTGAAGGCAGTAAAAAGTTATTTATAGGCATCGGGACGGGTGGAGCAGGAGGTTCTGCAACAACTATTGAAGCGATAGGAGGAACAGGAAGTTTCTTTGACAAAACAACAGTACAAAATGCCAATAAAGTTTTATCTGGTCCTACAACAGGAAGTGACGCTGCTCCAACATTTAGAGCTTTAGTTGCTGCTGATATTCCTACTCTTACGGCTGCAAAAGTAAGTGATTTTGATACGCAGGTAAGAACTTCAAGATTAGATCAACTAGCTGCACCAACTGGCTCTGTTTCACTAAATAGTCAGACTATAACTAATTTATCTGATCCTGTTAATGCCCAAGATGCTGCAACAAAAGGTTTTGTAGAGGCCACTTCTCAGGGATTAGATGTAAAAGATTCTGTGAAAGCAGCTACTACTGGAAATATTACAATTTCAACAGCACTTAATAATGGAGACACATTAGACGGTGTAACTCTTGCCGACAATGATAGAGTTCTTGTTAAGGATCAATCAACTTCAAGTCAAAACGGTATTTATATCGTTGGATCGTCACCAGCTAGGGCAAGCGATTTGGCTGCTGGTGCAGATGCAGCAGGAATGTTCACTTTCGTAGAGCAGGGAACTGTAAATGCGGATAACGGTTTCGTCTGTACCAGTAATAAAGGGTCTGCGGTTGTTGGAACGAATGATCTTACCTTTGCTCAGTTCTCAGGTGCAGGTCAAATAACAGTAGGTGACGGTTTAGATAAGTCTGGAAATACACTATCTGTTGATTTAAAAGCAAATGGTGGGCTTGTGATTGAGTCAACTGAGATTGCTATTGATTTAGCTGCTAGTTCTATAACTGGAACTTTACCAGTAACAAAACTTACTAGCTTAACTGCAACTGTTTCTGAGTTAAATATTCTCGATGGAGTTACATCAACAACAGCCGAATTAAATATATTAGATGGAGTGACATCAACAACTGCTGAACTAAATATTCTTGATGGAGTGACTTCAACTGCAACAGAATTAAATGTTTTAGATGGAATAACCTCAACCACCTCAGAATTGAATCTTATGGATGGTGGAACTTCTGCTACCTCGACAACTCTTGCAGCAGCAGATAGATTTATATGTAATGACAATGGAACAATGAAACAGGTTGCTTTGTCTGATCTAGTTACATTTTTAGAAGATGAAAGTGCATCTAGTTTTAACATAGATGGTGGATCTTATTGAGTCATAGGAGGTAAAAGCCGATGGCTAACGAAATTAAATTAAAAAGAGGTTCTGGTAGCGATCCAAGTGCAAGTGATTTGGTAGTTGGTGAAATTGCAATTAGAACAGATACAGGCAAATTATTCACAAAAAAAGATGATAATTCTGTAGCTGAAATTTCTGGTGGTGGAATAAGTGACGGGGATAAAGGAGATATTACAGTTTCAAGCTCTGGATCTGTATTTACTATAGACAATGATGCTGTCACTTATGCAAAGATTCAAAATGTATCGGCTACAGACAGAATTTTAGGTAGAGACTCTAGTGGTGCAGGAGTTATTGAAGAAATAACACCAGCAAATCTACGCACCATGATAAATGTAGAAGATGGAGCAACGGCTGATCAAACAAAAGCAGATATTGATTCTTTAGGTATTGCAGCTTCTTCAGCAAATACTCTTACGATTGGAAATCACAATACTGACAGTAGTTTTCAGATTGTTTTTTCTACTAATGGAGCTGGTGATGCAAGAACTTTAGGTGTTGATGGCATAAGTAATGCCTTTAGTTATAACCCAAGTTCAAATACTTTGGATTTGGAAAATTTAAGTGTTTCAGATATTACTGTAACCAGTGCTAGTCCAACTATTTCTCTTGTTGATAGTAATGCCGATAGTGATTTTAATCTTCATGTTAATGGTGGTATTTTTTCAATTCGTGATCAAACAAATATAAATGCGTCTAGGCTTTCTATAGATTCGTCTGGAAACGTAGGTATAGGTACAACGGGTCCTACAGACTTGTTGACTTTGGATCACGCAACTTCTCCTTTTGTGACCTTAAAAGATAGCGGAACTATAAAAGTAGGTATTGGTGCAGATAGTGGTTTAAGTTATGTATTTTCACAAGATGGTAATCCACTTGTATTTAGTACAAGTGATCAATCAGCCTTTACAGAACGTATGAGGCTGACGACATCGGGAAATTTACAAATAGCAAACGATACAGGAAAAATAGAACTCGGAGCATCGCAAGATTTAAAAATTTATCACGATGGAGACAACAGTTTTATAAAAGACTCTGGTACTGGAAGGTTATCAATACTTACAAGTCAACTTCGTGTTAATAATGCTGCTGACAGCGAAATAATGATAAGTGCTACACAGGATGATTCTGTAGAGTTATACCATAATGGCACTAAAAGGCTTGAGACAACTGCTGGAGGCAGTAAAGTCACTGGAAACTTTATTTCTACTGGTGATATTCTTGTAGATTCAGATAGCCATAAATTAAAACTAGGTCTTGGCGAGGATTTGCAGCTTTTTCACGATGGAAGCAATTCTTTCATAGATGAAACAGGTACAGGCGGTTTAATACTAAGGTCAGGAGATATTTATTTAAGAAATCCCTCTAATGCTGACATGATCCACTGTCAAAGTGGAGGGTATGTAAAACTATACTGTAATGGTACAGAAAGGCTAGAAACTACAAGTCTTGGAATAGATGTTACTGGAACTCGCTCTTCATTTACTTCTAATAATTCTGCTAATTACACTCTTGAATTAACTAATCAGGCTGCTGGTTTTGGATTACACGTTGAGGTAAATGATGATTCAAGTAGTAAATTTGGTTTTCTTCTTAGGTCAACTAATGATAGTCAGGACAAAGCTGGAATAAAAATGAATGGTGGTTTTGTAAGTCGTGTTGATGATTATGCAAGTTTTTCAGATGTAAAATTAAAAGAAAATATTGTTGACGCAAAATCTCAATGGAATGATATAAAAGCTGTAAAACTTAGAAATTTCAATTTAAAAAATAAATCAGATCAAAAACTTTTAGGTGTGATTGCACAAGAATTAGAGAGCATCTGCCCAAGTCTAGTAGAAAACATACCCGATGTTGAAAGAGATAAAGAAACAGGTGAATTCAAGGAAACTGGTACAGTTACTAAAACCGTAAAAACTTCAGTATTAAGAATGAAAGGCTTAGGAGCATTACAAGAAGCTATGATTAGAATAGAAGCTTTAGAAGCTAAAGTAATAGCATTAGAAGGTTAAATTAATTCTTAATATTGTTGATCCTCTAAAAACAAAGTATTCTAAAAGTAGTTAGTAAACATTATGAACTCTATTATTGAAAAACAAATTCTTGAATGGAAAGAAGAACTAACAAAACAAATTCAAAGAAGGGATCAAGCACAAAAAGTTTTAGAAGAGACAAATAAAACTATTTTGATGATCGAGGGTGGGATACAGGCGAAGGAGGTGTTGTTGAAAAAGATCGAGTTAGAAGACCAGCAAATAAGTAAAGAGGAGCAAGTCCAAGTATCAAAGCAAAAACCATCAAAGTAATTGGGGTTAATGCTTTTAAAAACGCTTCTTTTAACATAGAAAAATGTTCCAAAAAATAGTAAATGCTTTAAGCATTCTTTCTTTCATCATGGTCTCATCTGTTATAGGAGGAGGCTACTTTGGTTACAAATATGTAACATCAGAGCAATTTAAGGCAAAGATAATGAATCAAGTATTAGGTGAAGTAAAGGGTTTATTGCCTAATGTAATGGATAACGCTTTACCTAAGACAACAGGTAAGTCATTACCTATACCAAAAAAACTTGGATTATAATTGGAAATACCAGAAATAAGTATTCCAGAAATAAGTATTCCAAATATTCATATTCCATATACTTTTTCGCCTAGCTACGAACACTCAAATATCGAGCTAATAGGTTGTAAGTATTATCACAGAGACACAAGAAATACAGGTAATAGAAACTTGCTGATAGATGATCCTAGAGGAGTTGTTTCAGATTGTCCTTTTCCAAGTTTCACACCTCTTCAATATGTCCCAGATCAATTAATCATTGTTGAAGAAGCTGCACCAGTAAATAAAAAACCTGATAAATTACCAGAAGGCAAACCACCTCAAGCGGAGATACCAAAAGAAGAAAAGAAAGAAGATGATTATAAACCTTGTCCTGATAAGAATGATCGCAGAATTGGTGAATATACTTCAGAAGCTCGCATTGAGCGTATAAAATCATATAAAAGAGGTTCTGATGGCGAATGTATCACGGAATACGAATCAGTTACGTTTGTTGATTCCTTTCTTCCTTCTCCTAGTGCTGCTCTTAACGTGGCTACAATTAGCCTTATCGCTGCGACATCTCCTCTTATACTTAATGCTATAAAACCATTAGTTAAAAATTTAGTAAAAAAACTGACAAAGAAAAAAAATAAAGTAAAATAAAATTAGTTCATACGTTGGGTTACTTCACTAGGTTGATCTCCCCCAGACCTCTTAGTTGTATCTTCATTGAACAAGGGGGATATTTTCGGGTCATGTCATAGCGACTGTGAGCCTTTCGGCAATAGACGTATAAAGGTTTTACCTAGTCGCCCGATTGAATAACTTTCTGCCGTCCAGCAGAACTAAGTGGAGAATTGTATTCCTTAATTAAGTTGGTTTCTATTAGAGTTAGAAATGGGGAATATACTCGGTTATTCAGTTAGGTCTAATAAGTAAGCTTTATGCGTACTCTATTATTTATTAGACTTAACATCTAATTTGTGTGTATGTGGTATAACTTGACCTGGTGGTACTGTAACTTTTATCCCTTCACAAATCTCTGCGTATTTTCCAGTAAAAGTAACACCGAGTTTCGCTTGCTTAGAGCAAACCTCCAAACGAAAAAGTGCCATCTCCAATGCCTGTTTCTGGTATAGCAATTCTTGATTTTTAATATTAACTTCTGTAGCTCTAAGACATAAATCAGGTGCTTTACCTAACGGAATACTAATCTGTGCTGAAATTCCATAATTAAGGTTATAGTTATCTTTTTCAAAACGTGGTGTCTCCTGCACATACTTAATCGCTCCAGTATCTTCGTCATAAATATTTTGTCTAGTTACAGTTTCTTTTGGTCTATTAAATGACCACGCATCTGTCACATAAGGAGTAATCGTAAGACTTGGAGAACTACAAACAATACCTTGTGACATCCTAAATTGTG